GTTGTGCCACTCTGGTGTCTTAGAACCTAGTTCAAGACCCTCAAACTTACTGCGGTTGGCGATGAACTGGCTGTAGGTATGGAATAGCACCTGCGATCCGTTGGGTAGGATGAATGACTGCCCAGTAAAGCCGTTCTTGACTGTGTAGTTCAAATACTCCAGCACACCCTTAGTCTTCACCTTGAACTCTGGCGGTAGATAGCGGTAGACGGCTGATTGCTGCGTCCTGATGGATGCGTCAGCGTCCTGCGCGAAACATACGATGATAGACTTAGGGTTCTCTAGTGCGGCCTTCACGACGCTCCTAGCGCCATACTCGGTTTTGCTTGAATTGTGTGAAAAGACCCCGTGTGCAAAGTAGTTCTCGTAGATTGGCACTGTAAAGTCGCCCACCACCTGATCACCGACAGACTGAATGTCTACGATCTTCTTTAAAGAGAAAACAGCAGAAACTTCGCACTGATCAGAGTCCAATCCGTAAACTTTGTCACCAATAGAAAGCTCAGATAGGTGCTTGAAGACTCTATTGCCAACCATGAACTGGTGAGCCGCAGTAACGTCCATCCACTGCCCATCGTCGAAGGATACTCGAAACATTTCCTCGTAGCCCTTAATGAACGGCGGTTCTGCCCTAGCCACAACTGTCTGCTTGGACTCTTTGTCCCACGCATACACATGGAAGTCTTCCTTGATGTCACTCAGCTTTCGGTTCTTTCCCAGCACAGGGTCAAATGCGTAAGTTGTTGCTAGAGAGAAACATCTGTTGCCTCCAAAGATCATTAAAGAATCGTAGTCCTCGAGCATCTTGTCGGCATACACCCAGCCCTCTAGTGACACACCGAAGTTCAGCGGGTCTTCGTCAGCATTGGCTATAGCGTCCTCGTGCTGGCGGTGCATTTCCACGAGTGCCTTGAGACCTTCTGGCTTCGTAGAGCCGTCGTCATTGAAGCACAGCTTCTTGATGGCTTCGGGCGATGGACCCTTGAGTATTGGATGTTCTGAGAACCTCATCTAGTCTACAATCTCTGCCTCTGGCAAGTCCTCTAGCATCTTACGAGCATACTCCTCCGCCTCGTCTAATGTCGTGCGGTGCTCAACTACGTGTCGCTGAATGTTGTTGCCCGTCAGCTTTGAGTGAATGTCGTTGAACGCTTGCAAGCTCTTTCCTTGCTTAAATAGCTCGTTGCCGTCAATCTCAATGTCACCGCTCTCCACACGATCAGAGTAGCTATTCTGCGACTTGCGGTAAGTGTCTAGCCCTTGGAACAGCACAGATGATATTTCAGATGCCCAAGCATTACGTATCTCCGAAGACTCTGGGTCTGCTAACAGCTCTGTCTGCACATCATAGTAGAAGTTGCGTTTAATATTGTTCTTTCGCAGGAACGTGTTGACTTCATTTGGCTTCTGGATGATATGCTGTGCGACGAGAGCCCACTTCTTAGGCTCACGCTTACACCATGCACGACCATGCCCAGTGGCTTCCTGTGCGTCCCTGAGCTTCTTCGTGATGAAGTTCTTGGTCTCAATTGCTAGTTCTTCGCTCATAATTAGTCCTCTTCGTCCTCCTCCTCTTGTCTGTTTTGTACTTCAGCCCAGATTGCGTTGTTTAGCATTGCCATATCCTGAGACATATCCATCAGGCTGTCGGCAAACAGCATCTTGCCTATTCGCCAATTGCTGTAGTCGTAGCACAAGTCGCCCGCTTCATCTATGATTGCAAACGCGTAGTTCATGGAGTGTTCCGCCAAGATAGCGTTGATCTTCTCTAGCACATCGTCAGTATCTTCCATTATTTGCTCCCTCCGCCGTAAATAGTGCGCGACCGAACCCCTACCGGCAGTTGATCCTTGGGAACCTCCCGCTTGTCCGAAGCCTTGCGTGTGTCCTTCTTAATTGACGAGAGATTGCTGCGATACTTAGCGGCATCTCGGTTTAGTGTTCTTGGCTGACTTCCTTTAGTTGACATGACTATAATTCAATCTCCTCTGTTAGTGCTTCCGCCGTTTCGAGTTCAGCTCGTGTGGCTTCTGCGTTTTGTTTAAATATTGTCTTGATGCAATGAACCGCAAATGGCTCTGATGTCTCACGTAGCAGTATCCTCTCCTGCTCTGCCGCCGAGAGCGTTCTCCACCACCAGACGCTGTATTCTTTGCCCATTTCCTTTACCTTATACTACGTGTCAACCCCCCCAAGGAAATAGCTTCATGTACGCCTAGCAACTATTTCCATTATGGAAACAACTCAACCCCCAAGGAAATAGCTTAAAACCGCTTCATGGCATTTTAGCAAGGCAAAAAAGACCCGTTTTGAAAATAAATGAAAATAATTTATTTCACTACAACTCAACAACTTGTGTCATTATCTAAGCGTTTTTGACCAAAAAAAGGCTTGACACCTATTGCATGGCATGGTATAATCGAGCCATAGGCGAGCATCGAAGGGTCTTAGGAGCGTAGCGACGCTGGCAAGACCCGTTTCTGTGTACCAGAGTCTGCAAATCCAGTTTTCCCAGGGTGGTATATGTCGGAAATCCATTTTTGTTTTTTTGTAGGGTGATGAAAGTATAATGACTTTAGCACATTCCCCGATCGCTTCACCCCCTCCACCCCTGCCGGTCGCTGCCTGTCATATCGTCATATCATGATACGTTGATGCGTTGATGCGTGGCGCGTTGGTTTATTGTTAAGCGTGTTACCCATTTAGGTTAACAATCTATTACCCATTTAGGTTAACATTCAGGTTAACAATCCAGGTTAACACTCGGGTTAGCCTTGCCTTATATGCGCTGCGGTCGATGGTCGGGGGTGTTGGGCTATATACGGCGGTCGGGGCTCACCTTGGCTGCCTTGTGGCCTTTGGTGGGTGCGCTGCGAGTGCCCGTCTTGCTAGGGGTTTGAGGTTATTTAAAACTTTCTTCAATTAATTTGATTTTAGGGTTGACATGGGGTTTTTTGCCTGCACTGTGGGAGATGCAGCACCCGTTCTTTCCCAGTCATCCGAGTCATCCCCTGGGGGGGTTGCCAGCCTTAGAAGTGCCCCACGGCTCTTGGCTGGTCGTTCCCTGACCGAGAGCCTCTCATGATACTAGCGCAAGCCACCGCCGACCGATGCGGACATACAACTCGGAGCTGTACCGCAATGACGAGAGACTAAGAGACTCCCCAGCATAGACAGCCGCCTTTACGGTGATCGAGTGATCGACACGCTCAACTTAATTAGCCTCCCAGCTTAGCACGCTGGGGGGCTTTTCGGGTGTAAGCATTCCGCTTGCAACCAACACCAACCACACAATATCATGACATACGAAATCTACATAGTATCTATCACCGCTTGTGAGGCAGACGCCAAAAAATGGTCTGACAAGCTGCGGGCACTTAAAGGCTCAGCAAAGCAACCCATGGGGCTTACTCCAGACCATATAAAGTTTTCGCCTGAGTTCAGGGAAGCCCGCAGAGCTTATGATGCCTTCCACAATGGTATTCGTAAGCTTAACAGCCTTGCACCTAAGGCTTACCTTAAGCGCCGCTCGTCAGAGCGCCGCGCAAATAAAGCCTAAAACCACACAGCCCGTTAACCTAACACGTTGACGGGCTTTCTGGGTATAAGCAATCTGCTTACCACCAACCAACACCAACCAACCAACAGATATAAATTATGAATAAAAAAGCACAGCCCTACTGCCAGTTGCAGACAATGTCTAACTTGCTTATGCAAATTGAAGGATCAAAGCCGGTGATATTGCGGTTCGATGACTCTCGCTATCACCCCATCGGTTTAGCGGTGGATGGTATGGATTATCTAACGATACTGTTTGAGCGCAACGGAATGAATGGCGTAGCATATGACGTTGACGGCTACAGGGGCAGCCGCACGTGGCGCACAGCCAATTGCTATTCTGACGGTGACTATGAATTCAGGCAACGCACCGAAGAAGAACTTTGCGATGAAGTAGCCAAAGAAGTTATTAAAACACGAATTAACTGCAAATGGATTCCGCTTGCAACCAACACCAACCAACACCAACCAAAAATACTATGAAAGCAATAAAAACCAAACATCTAGCAGCAACAAACACGCGCGGCTCGCGCATCAAAGCAACCGCTGGCAATATGAGTGCCACGGTTCCCTATAATTACGCATTGAGTGACGAGGCCGTTCACTTTGAAGCGGTTAAAGAGCTAGTAAAAAAGAAGGGCCTTGACTGGGATATCTCAGAGATGGTATTTGGAGGGATAAAAGACGGCTACGTTTTTTGCTTCCCCGAATCTACTATAACAGCTTAACTATAACCCACTACCCCCTTCGCTGAAAAGTGGGGGGGGTTTAAATCCAACTAAAGACACTATGACAAAGCAATCACAATTAGAGACAGAAACATTTATCCAACTACTCGAAAAGATCAAAAAAGCTGGCCTTTCTGAATTACACGCACTTGAAAAGCGCATTGACCGCCATTTTAACGCTGGCACACTAAGCCCCGAGGGGTTTTGTGCGCTTGACGCGTTAATAATGGAGGAAATGGCACGCTTTGAATCACTAACATCAAACCACTAAATAAAATGAATCTAATAATCAAAAGCATATATAAGCAAAACGAAGTCACAAAGAACCCCAGCGACGGGCTTTTTTACGTCATAGGGCACACGGGCGGGAAGCACTGGATGCCCATCTCAGACGGGTTTAAAACTCATGCAGATGCCGACCAATGGCGAAAGCAACAGGTCAAAGTAGATCAAATCGCCAGGGGAAGCGTTGCAAGTTGCAAGTTTAACGTCCTAACCTCATACTAACCTCAACCACTAAATCAAATGATAATCCTAGAACTATTAATCCTTGCCCACTGTCTAGCTGGAGCGTTTTTCATCTTCAAACTATACCACTCATGAGCCTCAGGACATACAATAAAAGCCAACTTGCCATCCTGAAGGCCGTTAAAGACGAGCTAAAGTATTACCTAGGCGAGGAGATCAACCATGATCCCGAAGGCGATGCTGCGGCTCTCGCTGAGCTAGAAACACGCCTTGCCGATTGGCTAACAGTCGGCGGAGGCGGAGCTTGGATAAGAAGCTTGCCCGAAGTTCAAGAAGAACTAACAAAATAACCAACCAACTAACCAAAAATAAAATGATAAATCTAATCGTATGCATCTGCGCCGTTATCGGCGCTTTCGCCATTAATCCAATCCTAGGAATAATTGTTCTCTTACTCGTTCTCTAACACCTAAAAATATGAACAAAGTAACATTACACGCCTATAAATCCACGCCGTTCGGACTTGAACGGGTCAATGATCACCCTTTGACCATAGCGGAGGCAAAGGCCATGCTGCGGGCAAACCCTAGCCTTACGGTAAGAGACGCCCAGAGCGCATCTTATGAGGTCTTGCATGACTGGCAAGATGAAGAGCCAACAGAGCAAGAACTAGCCGTTGCAAGAAACTTCTCGGCAGGCATTATCATTGCCGTCGCTGCGTCAATTGCATTGTTTATCGCTGAAATACTAACACGCTAACCACTAAGAAAATGACTAAAACACAAGCATACATAAGAGCATCTAAGTTTTACTTATCCGAAGAGCTCCCACCCGATTTCGACGAACTAGACGAACAGGATGTGACAAACTTCATTCAAGACAACGCTTGGCAACCATTTGAACAGTGGGAGCCGCACGGCATCTGGGAGCTAATAGAGGATCTCGCAAACGAATTCATTGAACTATCTAACCTAAACCACTAAGAAAATGATAACAAAAATCAAGTTCAACCTACTACACCCAACACTAAACGCAATGCAACAACAGGCGGCCTATCAATTGTCAGAGATTGAAGGATGGGACGTCGAGGGCAAAAAAGCCTTTAAAGACGGCTTGACCATTCACTTGCACGAAAACGGAAATGCCCTCTGTAAGCCCTCACGTCGCCTACACGGCTTTAACTAGTAAAATGGGGTCTTACCCCTCGCAAACAACTCAAAGCCCTTCTAGGGGCATTAGAAGCCCAGCAATGGGCACTACAACAGAATAACACTAAAAATAAAGAGCTATGACACAAGAAAACGCAAAATCAGTATTAGAATACCTAGACTCAAAGCCAACAGCCTTCGAGCGCTTCGCCGAGCAAGTCCGTAAAGACATTGCAAAGGGAAGCCTTGACCACCTGTTGGAGTTTCCGAAGGGAGGCAAATAATGCCCGCGCATAAAATAACATTCAGGCATTCACGCATGAAGCCAGACTTCATTTGCAGCGTCATCAAATACGCCCACACTAGAGAAGCCGCAATAAGGCTTCTGGGCAAATACTGCTCTCGCAGTGGCACTGTAATTGACAAGCGCGGCTCAGTCCTAACCCTCATTGACCATGACAAGTAGACAAATAGATCCAATTACAGGAATCACGGAGGGTGCAATGCGCACGCTTTTAAAGTCCGTCCTTCGCCCCTGCTGGCGGCGCACAAGCCGTAAGACGTTTATTGCGTCCGTCCGCTATCACTCAGAGAATCCAAAGACAGGCCGCAACTGGTTTGTTGTCGATTGCGCTGACTGCAAGCGAGTTATGGGGTGCAGTGAAAAGGAAAGGCGGCCACTGAAAAGCGGCGGCCTAAGCAAGAAGCCCCGAAGCGTCTATGAGATCGACCACGTTGACGGCATCACGCCATTGACTGACATCCGCAAGACGCTGGGGGAGCACTTCTATTCGATGATCTATGGCAAGCAGGAAGTAGTTTGCTACAGTTGCCACCAAGCTCGGTCTGCAATCCAGACAAAAGAAAGAAATAATAAGAAAAAGAGGTTGACAACAAGCCAGCAATCCAATAAATAATAACAACTATGACAACTATACAGCAACACCTAAAGAAACTCAAACCAGCACACAGAGATGCTGCACTAACTAACATGAAGCCAAGTGGCATGACCGAAAAAGCAAGTGACATCGGGAGCGCAATCGCGCTTGCGTTCGACTGGGAAGACACTCCAGAAGGTTACATGTTTTGGTCAGACATATGCCACGATCTCATTCGTGGCGAATACCACTTCACCGAAGAGGATAGCAAGCAACGCGCTTTGCCGACCGACTCAGCTAAGCGCAAAGAATACGTTATTTTCTCGGGATTTATCAATTACTTTCCGAACGCCATCGCTGCCGTGTCTCACTTGAGCTACAAGGGCAGCCAGCAGCATCACCCTGACCAGCCCCTTCACTGGGACAAGGACAAGTCCTCGGACGAACTAGACGCCCTCATGCGTCACATGATCGACGGTGACTGGGAGCAGGTGGCTTGGAGAGCCATGAGTAACCTAGAGCGCAAGCTTACAGGTCACTGCCAATACGAAAAGGCCATTGACAAATCCACCAATAAATAGTATAATACCGACCATTATGACCAACAAACTAACAGAACTACAAAACGAGCTTAAAGCTCCCAAAAACCTATTCAACAAATTCGGCAAGTATAGCTACCGAGACTGTGCCTCAATAATGGAAGCCGTAAAGCCGTTGCTCCTGAAGTATGGCCTTACACTCACGATCACCGACGAGGTTAAAGACTGCGCCTTGGGTGCTTACGTAGAGGCTTCTGCTGTTCTCACTGAGGACGGCAAGTTAATCAACGCATCGGACGCGCAAGCGGGCATCGAGAAGGCTGGGGGCATGGCACTGCCACAGGCTTTTGGCTCGGCCTCAAGCTATGCTCGGAAATATGCGCTCAACGGACTTTTTCTGATCGACGATACAAAGGACGCTGACGCGACCAACGATCACAAGACAGAGAAGAAGCCCCTAATGACAGCAAAGGACGCAGCATCTAAGCTAGAAACAGCGAAGACGGTTGACGACCTAGTAAAAGTTTGGAACAGTTTACCGATCGACCTCAAGCAGGTTGACACAGTAATCAGTGCCAAGGACAGCCAAAAGGCTAAATTAATAAAATAACTAAGGAAAATAACTATGTCAGAATACAAAGAAACAGGAACAATTACTTTCATCGGGAAACCTGAAAGTATCTCAAACGGTCAATACGCTAAGTTAGTATTTGTCATCACCAATAACAGCGGATACGAGGGCGCCGAGAAGCAATTCGCGTTCGAGATATTCCAAGGGACAGACGGCGAGAGGATCGAGAACTTCAATAAGTATAACAAGGTCGGTAACGTGGTCGATGTCTCCTTTGACATTCGCACCAACGAGAATAACGGACGCTGGTTTACTAGCCTCTCAGCATGGAAGGTCTTCAAGGCCGAAGGTGCTGCGGAAGTAGCAACGAGTGACGCAGCTCCGTTTTAAGCGCCAACCGCTAGTCTGCTAATACCCTAACTCGCCCCTCAGTTGCCCTCACAGGTCGCTGAGGGGCTTTCTGGGCAGAAGCTATAACCTAGCCCCATATTTAATCTAAACGCCCTCAGCGGCAACTCAGAGCCATGATCAAAAACATTCAAGAAATTACAGCACAAGCTAACCTCACCATTTCAGAGCATCACAATATGCTCTCGGAGGCAATCAATCTGGAGCTGGTTGAACTCATGTTCCAATATGATCTACTGATGGCAGCAACGCGCAACGACAACACTTTAACCATCGAAGAGCGCAACGAGCGCATGAACGCATTTAAAACTTGCCTTAATGCTATCCTAGAGGTAGAGGACGCGCTCCAGATGCACTCGAACTCATATCACAACGGACTATAACTCAACCAACCATAAAACAGCTATGAAAGACAAATCTAATGAAGACATTCGCGGGTGGATTACCCTAAATCGCGGAATGCAGAGCCACTGGCTATGGAAAGAGAAGAGGAAATTCTCTAAGGCCGAGGCATGGCTTGATCTACTTATGTCCGCAAACCATAAGCCAAAGAAGGTTTTGGTTAAACATAAGCTAATAACCTGCGGTCGCGGAGAAACTATCCAGAGTCTTAAAACGCTCTCATCCAAGTGGGGATGGCCGCGTGAGACCGTCCGCCGCTTCTTAAAACTGTGCGAAAAAGACGAGATGATCTGCTTCAAAAGTGAGTCAGTGACGAGCCGCATAACTATCTGTAACTACGACACTTACCAAAGTGCGGAAAATAAAGTGGGTCGCAAGCGGGTCGCAGGCGGGTCGCACTCGCACACAAACAACAATGTAGTAACAATGAAAACAAATAAAGAGGAAGATGGTTTTGTTTTTTTTGGCATTGACCTAAGAACACTTGACCAGAAAACGCTCCAAGGAAAACAGAAGACCCTAGAGCAACTCAAGCAAGTAGCTAAACTTAAATCACAGGGACACGACATCAACTAATATGAAAACTTCAGAATCAACACTAATCGCAACCATCATCAACGGAGGCTCTCAAGGCGTCTCAAGCCAATTACTCAGCGAAGCAGGGGAAATGGGGATCACCTCAGACTGCTTCACCGCGAATATCTGCCAAGAGGCGTGGGAGGTAATTAACAAGATTGACCGCTCTGGTCGCCAGCTTGACGAGATGGACGTGATGACCGACCTCAACAAGAGCGGCGTCACCGCAGCAGACTTCATGACACTCATGGAAGACGCAAAGACACCCCTGCATATGCAACTATACGCAAGCAAGGTGCTGGAGCAATACAAGCTGAGAATGCTGAACCGAATGAGCCGCCTAGTGCAGGAGAAGGCGTCTAACGGCGAAGACGCGTCTGAGATCATGATCGAGGTTGACCAGACGACCAGAAGGCTTTCCGAGACAGGTGCAAAGCAGAAGCCAATCTCCGAAGCCATTGACGCATTCGTTGCCGACTTCTTCGGTGACTTCGACAAGACGGCTTACATACCAACGGGCATCAGGAGCTATGACTCATCGCTCAATCGCGGGGGATTCGGCCCCAGCCAACTGTGCGTGTTCGCCGCACGTCCAGGATGTGGAAAATCTGCAATGGCTTTAAACATTATCCACCGAGCGGCTAAAAAGGGACTGCCGATTGGTATGTTTTCGCTTGAGATGGGAACAGAGGAGCTTATGGGTCGGATGGTTAGCATGGAGTCTGGAATTGACTGGGAACGCGCTAGAGATGGCGTAGCGTCCAAGGAACAAAACGACTCAATCAAAAAGGCTATTGCCGCCGCGAAGAAGTGGCCAATCCACATCTGCGACGACGCCTTCAACCTTCCGTTGATCCTGTCGATCGCCAGAAACTGGAAGCGCAGGCACGACGTCAAGGCAATCGTCATTGATTACTGCCAGCTTATCCGAGCTAACTCCAAGCTTCCACGGGAGCAACAGGTTGCTGAGATTAGCCGCGAGTGCAAGCTGCTTGCCAAGTCTCTGAAGATCCCCGTGATCCTTCTGGCTCAGATTAACCGAGAGTCGGAGAAGGAAAACAGAGAGCCGAGAATGTCAGACCTTCGCGAGTCTGGCGCGCTGGAGCAGGATGCGGATTCAATTACGTTCCTATTCCAGAAGTCTGATGACGACAAAACGGGGCCGATGGTTCGCTGGGTTCGCCCCAAGCAGCGAGGCGGTCAAGGTTACGACATCGGGCAGCTAGGATTCATCCGCCAAACAGGATTAATGACCGACTAACATGAAAGTTACAAAGCTAAACGAATACGAATACACTGTTCTGGGAGACGGAACAGCGACATACACAGTTGACCTAATGGCGAATAGCCGAAAGGGAGAATGTAATTGCCCAAACTTCAAGATGAGGATTCTTCCTCAGTGGAGACGGGGTCACATTACCGATCCCTGTAAGCATATTATCCAAGCTGTTGGTTGGCTGACGTGGAAAAAAATAAACTAAACCCCTTGACACGTCGGGGCAAATATAGTAATGTCTCGAAATCAACCACAACCAACTAAACTAATAAAAAGCTATGAACCAAGAAAAATACACACAAAAACTAGAGCTTATGAAACAAGCCAGAGATGCCCTCGACAACGCAATCGGAATTAATACTTCTCTGGACGGAGAGATTAAGGACTTAATGTTCGGCGTAACAGATGCCATCGAGTGGCTTAGAGAGGACTACCCAGAATATGAGTAAGCCAATAATAGCAGTAATATCTATTGGCAGATCAAGGCAAATATAGTAACATTCTCGAAATCAACTAACCAACCAATAAAATGAACTACAAAAAATTACTTCAAAACATATACGAGCGCCTAGACGACTATCGATCGGAGGAGTTCACCGAGTGTGACCTCGAAAGTCTCACCCTTTCACTAGAGGCTATTAACGAAGACCTCCATGACAACAGCAGTGACGACGAGTTCGAGCTTGTTCGCGACTGCGAAGGCAAGATCGGGGAAGCAGAGCGATTCTTCGAGGACATTTCCCGTCAAGAGCAAATTGACGAGGAGCTGGATCAACGAAGATACGAATCGGCAAGAAAATTTAACTAAGAAAAACCAAACATGACATGGCACACAAAAAACTCAACACATTCCACCTCTTCGCGGGGTGTGGAGGCGGCATTCTCGGTGACCTCTTACTTGGACACAATCCAATCGGAGCTTGCGAAATCGAACCCTACCCAAGGGACGTCCTCCTCGCAAGACAGCGTGATGGAATCTTGCCAAGCTTCCCCATCTGGGACGACGTGGCAACCCTCAACGGAAATCCCTGGCGCGGATCAGTTGACGTTCTTTGCGGAGGATTCCCCTGCCAAGACATCAGTGCGGCGGGAACTAGAAACGGAAGCCAGCTTGGAATTGAAGGAAAACGCTCTGGCTTGTGGAAGGAATATGCGCGACTCATTGGCGAGATGCGGCCTAAGTTCGTCTTTGCCGAAAACTCTCCGCTTCTACGCACTAGAGGACTTGCCGTTGTCATCAAAGACCTTGCCAGCATGGGGTATGATGCAAGATGGTGTGTATTGGGAGCCGGTCAATTCGGTGGCATACACCATAGAAAACGACTTTGGGTGCTGGCTTCCAACCGTAACTTGCAGCATGAAAAACGGAGCGGCGAGAAACAGATTTTTCGGGTCGCCAACTTATCGGGCCTGTTACCCGCAGGAATGGATAAGAACGAGCGAGAGTTGCGATTGCTACTTACACGCGGACTATGCAGATGGCCTAATCGCCTTCCCTCACAAGTGGACAGACTTAAAGCCGCTGGAAATGCACAAGTTCCTGGAGTGGCAGCAAGCGCATTCAATATTCTCTCAGAAGGACTAATCTAACTCAAAACCAAATAAACAATGACAAATACAATAACAGAACCAGCAATCCATGCAAACCGCCGTCCTATCTTCCAGCCGTCGGAGCGTAAAATCCTTCAGAGTGGCTTGAACAGCTTAACAAAGGCTTGCAGCGCTCAGGAGAAGCTTATCGAAGTAATTAGAGGCGAGCTGGCGGTCTGTCAATTGCGTTGCGAAGAGCTGATTGCACGAAATGCCCAGTTAGAAGAACGCGACCTGTTAAATCGAGGAGAGGTAGAATAGCCCTCACACGCCCTACACGGCGTTTTAACGAAAGACGGGGTGTTGGCATAGGGAAGTAATTCAAAGCCCGCCAGCACCCTTTCAAGGCTCAGCAATGGGCATCACAGCATAACAACCACAACCAACATAATGAAATCAAAACAAACCACAGTAAATAATATCGAAATCACCGTCCATTCAGATGGAAGTATCACTAAGCCCTTTTACAGTAGGACCAAGCGCACCTTCGGCTATAAGGATGGGAACGGTTATATGTTAATTAACATCGGCGCGAAAATGTTTCACATGCACCGCATCGCCGCCCAAGCATTCTTATCTGACTTCTTTGATTATCCAAGCGTTGATCACATTGATGGCAACAAGACAAACAACGACATCAGTAATCTACGAATGGCAACGATTCAGTTTCAGCAAATGGCACATATGACTAAGAGCAAAGGGAGCAGTTCCCAGTATCGTGGAGTTTGCTGGTGCAAGAATTGCAAGAAATGGAAGGCACAAGGTAGGATCGATGGCAATGTGAAGTATCTTGGCCTCTTTGACGACGAGCGCGAAGCCGCTATAGCCCGTGACACCTACGCATTTAGCCAAGGATATCCTCTGGAGGGTCTCAACTTCCCCGAGAACTACGCTTAACAACCAACCACAACCAATATGACACAGCCAATCGAAATCACCAATTTATTTAACTATCTTCAATCCAAGCAAGCTGATATCGTAAGAATGATGGAAGCTGTCGAAGAAGTAGATAAACTCAACGCCAAGCCAGAGAAGCCAAAGAAGCCAAAGAAATCAGCGAAACAACTAGATCGCATTAAGTTGCTAGTCTCGATGGTAAACGACCTGAGAAAGCAGGGCATGACAACTAAGGAAGCTTGCGACTCTCTCAATATACCACTAAGCACTCACAACTGCCGACTCAAGCGACTTTCGACCGTAAGGTCAAGCCTTGACACGTTCGCTTAAATCTGATACACTCACCGAAACACCAACCCAAACACAAACATTATGAAATATCCAAATGGAACAAAATTAACTGGACTCGGCCTTAACCTGATACTCGAAGATACTGAGCTTCTTACAGAGGACGGTAGCTACGGAGAGGATACCTGGCTTTACCACTGGACAACGCCAGAGGGAAGATCCTTCTTAACAACAGACATCGAGCTAGCTGGCTATTTAGCCGACGGAGCTACGTTAGTATAAGACTTGACAACTGCTACGACTACCTTGCTGCCCTTAGCCGAATCATATTCTACGACTCTATCATCAGCAAACAGCAACATCCCGTTTGAGGGTTTGACAGTCTTGTAAAAAATATGATCACCGCAGTTCGCATAAATTGTTTTAACCTTAGCGATTGAATGCTCTAAACCGCTAGCAGATAAAACATCGATTGCCGACCTTGACGCACTCAATGATAATGGCAGGAGTAAAAGGAGTAATAGTATCTTCATACCACTAGAATACACCCAACCTCTAAAGAAACCTCTAAAGCAAACTACGTAGATCCGCGACCTTTTATAACCTAGACTAAATCACCACTATGAAAATACTGCTAATCACCTTATTCACAGCCAGCACCTTGTCGGCTCATCCTCATTGTTGTTGCTGCTGCTGCAACTGCGATGACGAAGTCATTCTTACAGACGAGAACTCTCAAAAAGACCCATCCACCACTAAAGTTGGCGAACCGCCCGCTCATCCAGTAATCCTATCAAAGTAAAAACACTAAAAACACTATGAAAAAAAATAAACCAGTATTAGTTATCGGAGACACTCACTGCCCAGCCATGCTAGACGGCTATATCCCATTCCTCAAGAAGATCCACAAGAAACATGGCTGCGGTCGGGTCGTTCACATTGGTGATCTCGTAGACTGGAACAGCATTTCGTTCCACGAGAAGTGTCCGTCGATGCCATCCCCAGCGGAGGAGTTCAAAAAGGCATACAAGCAGGTTCAAAAGCTCCACAAGGCGTTCCCGAAGGTTGACTACATGATTGGTAACCACAGTTCGCTCCCTGCTCGTAAGGCTCGTATGATTGGCCTCCCCGATGAGGTGATGGTGCAGTTTGAGGAACTCTGGGGACTTGACGGCTGGACTATTCACCCGCGCTACGCAGACCTCGTTATCGACGACGTAGTTTATCGCCACGGAGACAAGGGAAAGGGAGGAGCAATGGCAGCTCATAAGAACGCCATTTCCGAGTTCAAGTCGGTCGTCCAAGGTCACCTCCACGCACAGGCTGGTGTCGTATACCACGCCAATCAAAATGACTGCATCTTCGGAATGCAAGTTGGCTGCGGTGTTGACCATACCAACCCAGCAATGGCCTACGGCAGGGTCTACAGCAACAAGCCGATCGTCGGCTGTGGTGTTGTCTACAGCAGCAAGCTCGCTTACATGGAGCCAATGTTTTTGTAACCGAAGAAAGAGTGCCAACTGTCAGGGGGGGGGTTGACAGTTGGCGAAAACTATGGTATAGTATCTCCAGTAGCACAAATTATCAATCAAATCAATTATGAAAATCCAAATCACAGACAGCGAATACTCGGCAACAATCGAATCAGCGGAAGACGACGTCCATATCACTCAAGCCACTGAGATGGTGCGAGCCGCTTTAGTCGGTATTGGCTTTCACCCAGACTCAGTCGCCGCTCACCTTCCGAATGAGGAGGAGTTAGACGACATTATCGGAGATATTCTAAACTCTCTTTAACCTTTATATGAAATCAGTAGAGCTAAAGATCAACGGAGTGAACATTACAGTCCATTCGGACAATTCAATCAGTAAGCCGAATCATAGGTTCAAGGACAAGCGTATTCAGCGCACGTTCGGGACTAAGCACCACAGTGGCTATATGGTAATCAAAATCGGCGGGAAAGTGTTCAAAATGCATCGGGTCATTGCCCAAGCATTCCTCCCAGACTTCCACGATTTTCCTCAAGTCGATCATATTGACGGCAATCGCTCAAATAACAACATAAACAATCTCCGCATGGTCACGAACCAGCAGAACGGTAGAGCGCATAAGCGCAAATCCAAAGGATGCTCCTCGCAATATCGTGGTGTCTATTGGGACAAGATTTGGAGGGCATACTGTAGAATAGATGGCAATCTAAAGCATCTCGGCTCCTTCGACAGCGAACGTGAAGCTGCCATAGCTAGGGACACATACGCTTACTCTCAGGGCTTTCCGCTCGAAGGTTTAAATTTCCCAGAGAATTACAGTTAAAATTTCATTCATAGTGTGGTTTGGTTGCCACCGTTGTGTTGTGTTAAAGCCAGTCTCTTCGGGGGCTGGCTTTTTTCGTGTTTAGGCAAGCAAAAGCC